AAGCTAACATAGTCGTCTTTCTTGCTCTCTGAAATCACAGGAGCTTCGTATGCTGCTAATTCTAATATGTGTACGTCTTTACTCATAAAATGATAAATTTATTATCTGACGGTATGCTTGTGTATTTACCATCGTTAATTGAATAGGAATCTACCGCCTGATTTGTGCAAAATATTCTGTCTTTATATACAACCGTGGATCCGTTGCGAATCTCCAAATTGTAAAAATGATTTTGCAATATAGTGAAAGTTGCGTTAATAGTATCATAGTAATCTCCCTGAACGCTGCTTGCGATAGTTACTTGAACTTCCGTATTGGTTTGATCATCCGTTATAAAAAGACCGTCATAGACCGTTGTACGAGGTATAAACCTAATGCTTTGCTCCGTTCCTATTTGCTGTAAAATTACCATCTATCCTTATAACCTCTTTTTTTTTGACTTGTTACCTTTTAAAACAAAAAAGGCGCTCCGAAAAGCGCCCTACGTTATGAAAGGAATAAACGTATCAATTTGTTTTGATGACAGCAGAATCTCCTCCTGATGTTGCAAAAGCAACTATTAAGGTAGCCTCTGAGGATGCATCAATGAAGTTGGCTGGTAAAACCTCACTCGCCACAAAAGTCAATTTGTAGCCATTAAAAGATCCCATGTCAGAACCGCTGGAGACCTCGCCAGCAGTAGTATCACAGCCTTGAGCCAATCCCATTAAAAAGAATTGGTCTGTCATAGTGCGTACAATTATACGTGGTCTTCCGTAAGCAAGTAGTTTAATATTCTTGTGCATTGCGATGTCTTGTTTCTTTAAAGAAATCTGAAGCGTTTGCTCAAAGAATGTTGTGCCATTGTCTCTACTGGTCTGAATAGCAGTAATGAAGGAATTTTCGTTAGATTTTAATTCGTATTTGAATAAATCTAATGCCGTGGCTGGTTGCCACGTATCGATTACGTCAGTATTTGATGAATCGTATGCAATGTTGTCGGTGGACAAATCGTCGAAGTTTGCAAAGTAAATGGCTTTTAGTCCGCTTACGCTTGATTTACACTCTTCAACACGTCCGTTAGTTATGTCGCAACTCATTTGTTTTTAAGTATTGTGAACAAAAAAAGGGAAAGGTATTTTACCTCCCCCTTTAAATATTCAAGTTTATAATTATGCGTGGTAAAGCGCGATGTCAGAACCGATTGCGAACTGAACCCCAGCGCTTAGTCTGTAAATAATTCTTACATTCTGCGATCCGTCAACGTCAGCCATGTCAATATAACGAGCTTCTGCCGTTACGTCGCTTAGTAAACCGCATCCAAAGAATAGGTTTGAAGTTTGCGCAGCCATTGCAGTATCGTCAGCCATTCCGTTAGCAACAACTACAGGAATACCATCAAATGTTAATGCTCCGTTAGAGTACCATTGTGTTCCTTGAGCGTTTGTACCAGCGTTTGCAGTTGCAGCTACTGAGAAACCTCCAAGCGCGCGAACGTATGCCTTAGCAATGTTTCTTGAAACGTAGATAGTCAAGTCCTCAGAACCGTAAACCGTTGAAGGAATAGCGTCAACAATAGAACCTAATTTATCAATAACGTTTGCAGCAGTTACCGCAGCATGTGAAGCTACATCAACAACCGTTGCATCAGCCAAAGCCAAAGTAACTAATCCGTCAAACTGGCCGCTTGTTCCTGAAGCTCCTTCCCAAATAGAAGTCTCGATAGCAGCAGCTGTCATTCCAGCAACATGCGCAAGCATAAAGCTTTTGAAATCTGCTGGTAAATCTTCGTATGCAGAATATCCAGCCTGAGCTGCGATCCAATCTTGGTGGTAGTCTTTTTTACAAAGTTGTACGTTTGATTGTACTTCTTTCAATGTTAATACTCTCTCAGCAACATCTACGTCCATGTTGTGGTCAAAATCGCATGTAGCGTTTACCAACACATTTCCTGTTGTTGAAATTTTCTTCATCACTCTCTTGTAGTGAATGTTCGGTAATACGGTTACCAATCCATTTGCAATTGTAGGTGCGCTTAATAATGCTGCGGCAACAAAGTCGCCATTAAAATCTCCAGCATATGTGCTTCCTGTTACGGTGTTAGCCATAGTTTAAAATTTAATTATTGTTTGTATTTGAATTTGCTATTTTTGATAGTACGGTATCCATGATAGTCTTGCGCTTGTTTGGAGAAATCGTGTTTCCAACTTTTTTCGCTTGGTTCTCAGGATTGTGTACTATAGGTTTTGCAGCTGCTTCTACTTCATTAGCCTTTGGCTCTTCCGTTGACAACTCAACCTCTTCTTTAATCTCTTCTTTGATTGCTTCAGGAGTAGACTCTTCCGCTACTGGATCCTTAGACAATTCTTGGAGCTGAGATTTAAGCTCCTCGTTTTCCTTTTTCAATTTTTCCATTTCAGAAAAGAAAGTTTCTTTTACGATTGATTCAACGGTTTTTTTGATAGGCTTAGATTCATCCGTAGCTGCCTCAACTTCTTCTTCAACAACTTCTTCTTTTACCTCTTCCTCAACAACTTCTTCCTCTGCCTCTTTAAGCTCGCTTATAATGCCTTCTTCAGCAACTACTAAAATCTCTCCTGATTCCATTTTGTACTCTCCAATAGGTAAAGCAATTTTTTGCTCGTCTTCCGTTATAATCATAACTTCCTCGCCTTGCTCAAAAGTTTCTGCTTCTATGACGGTAACCGCGTCATCTAATTTACGTTGCTCCAACTTAACCTCTAAACCGAGAAGTTCTTTTACTTTGTTTAAAATTGAATTATCTTTCATTTTGTTTATTTATTCGTGTTTATTTTAAATACTTGGTAGCTCAAAATCTTCTACATCGCTTTCTAAATCTTCCACCTCATAAACTATTTTTAAAAGCTTAGAATACGCTGGAACTTTTTTTGCATCTAATCCTAAATCAGCCGCAGCATCCTCAAAATCTCCTAATATTTTAAAAGCATCTGTTGCCTTTCTTGATGCGTTAACCGCAGCAGATTGTTTGCCATTTGCCTCGTCAACAATATTTTCAATTTTTTCAATAGCAACTTTTGCTTTATTTAAAACCTTCAAAGCATCTTGACATTCTTTTTTGATTGACTCTTGCTCTTTTAAAGCGGACTCAATGTTTTTAATGTTTGCAAGCTCTACTCTTTCAGAAGCTAATTCTGTTTTTTCTGCTTTGCCTAATCGGCTTAAAATTTTGTTTATTTGTGGTTCCATATCTCTATAACCTATTTTTAATTATGTTGTTGCAAATTCGCTTAAACTTTTCCTATTCCTTGCCCTCTTAAAGTACCGTCACAGCATTTTGCTGAGTAAGTATTGTTCTTGCATAGGCAACCTCTTTTGCCTCCTTTAGGACTTGACTTTCCTTTTGTTTCTTTTTCTTTTGGCTTTCTCATTTCTTTACGCATTTACCGTTTTTCTTTACATATCCTTTTCGGCATTTTCCATACATATCAACGCTGTGATTTTCGCCAACCATATGCCAAACCTTACCCTCGTATTCATGCTCATGCGTTCCCTCAATGCCTAAGTCTTTAGCCATCTCCTCCGCTTTCTCTTTTGAGCTATAAGCAAGTCTGTCGTCTATGATTGCAAAGTCTTCGTCAATTAACATGCTTGCCAAATCCTCTCGTTCGATTTGCTTAAGTTTAGATTCTGCCCAATTCTTTGCAGATTTGCCTCCCCAAAGTAAATAGGAAATATATCCACAGCTTTCTTTGTCTCCAGAATCAAAATAAGTTTCTGCTCTGCTTAGAAAGCTAAACATTCTTTTTATGGTTTGCTCGCTTACCGCTTCGCCATTTGCTAATTGTTGCGCTCTTACTTTTCCTACTTGTGTTGCGCATTTGTTTCCAACCGCTTCATTCAGCTTTATGCCTCGCTTTGCGTTGTTTTTTACGCTATCAGGATAGTCGCTGTATGAAGCAAGTTCTTCTTTGCTTAGAAGCTCTTTTAATTCCTCAACTACCATTTGCTTTTGCAAGTCTTCGAAGCTATCGTCTTTAGACATGTCGTATCGGTCAGCAAAGTAGCCTTCTATACTGAACCCTTTTACCTCACCGCTTTTTGCTTTGGCGTATAAATCATCATCGTCAATTTTCATTGAGACCATCCAAGTACCGACAGGTACATTTAATCCGTAGTGTCTTGATTTGTCTTTTTCAGATTCAACGATCCATGACTCAACTATTGTTGTTCCTTTGATAGGTTGTTTATGCTCATAGGTTGCATTCTTATGATTTGAGCGCTTAAAGAATAACTCGCTTGCCTTTCTTACCGTATCCTTGCTAAAGTATATGTAATACTCATCTCCTGTCTTATCGTTTTTACGGTAGATTTGTTTATTAGGAATTAAGGCAGCTCCCATAAGCAACCGCTTTTCTTTATCTACTTCCGCAAGCATTACCTCTTGCTTATTCAATGCGATGAAGTTCTCCTCTATCGCTGGTGTTTCTACAAGACTCACAGCCTCTATACCGCTGTTCTCGTCTTTCTCGTCAATGATTAATTCTACAATTCTCATAATTATATAACCTCCGTTTTTTTAAAGTGTTGCATTTTGTACTCTATTTCTATCTAAAGCTTGCGCTGTTGTAACCTCTCCGCTTACTACAAAGGCTTGCACTGGCTCTTGCTGTAAAGAGGCGAGCTGATTCAAAGAAGAATCTCCGACCACGTTAAATTGAGGCGCTTGAGTTCCCGAATCAGGAACGCTTCCCGATACGCTTGCGCTTCCTGTTGAGCCTCCTCCTTCAAATTTTTGCGATGCTATCTTTGCGACATTTGCAAGACCAGCTGCGACAGCAAGACCAGCAGCAATACCTCCTCTAACTGGAGAAGATGGATCGGGCAATGGTAAAAACTGCGAAGCATACGCTTGCGTTGCGCTTAAATATGTAGTCGCTAAAGTTGTTGCTATCTGAGCAGCCTGTTGAACCTTAAAAGCTTTCTTTGCTTGTTTTTCTCCTTTTTTTCCAAATAGCTCTGTGATGTTGTTGATTAAATCTAAAGTGTCAAAAGCTGCTTGTACTCTAAATTCTTTGTTTCTTTCAGTTTCTCTTTTTTGCGTTGCGCTATATTCTTTTGCTTGTTTATCTAATTTTGCAAATTGCTCTGCTTGAATTTTTACCTCTTCATCTGCAATTAATTTTTTTACATTTAGGCTTTCAACGCTAAATTGTTTTTCTGCCTCTAATTGCTTTTGTCTAAATTTATTTCTTATATCATTTTCTGCCTCTTGTTGTTGAAACAAATAAAGTTCGTTAAGTCTTTTACGTTCTTTTGCATTTATTTCCGTGTTTGTTTTTAAGTCTTCTAATAACCTATTAAATTTTGCATTGCTGATTTT